TATAAAGTTTGCCGCACTGACAACCCCAAGCTACAGGCCCGTCTGCTGGTGTCTTTGCATTTTTGTTCTCGATCATAATTTCCTCTCTACACAGTTCTTGGCGCATGGCTGCTTTGCGGAGTCTGCTGACATGGCCCTTGTTATAACCAGTCTTCCATGCAATTTCTGTAACCTTCAAAGACGGGTCTTTGACTAACTCTCTAACCGCATCAAACCGGTTTTCGCTCATGCCATATCCCCTTTGTAAAGATTCCAAGCATCCATCAAATTATCTCTAGCTATATCAACCTTTAGTCTCATCTGGTCTAGGTCGTGTAGCAAGATTCTTAGCTCGTTGGGATGCACCATCACATACGTTGTTTCGTCTGCTAGCTTGCGTAGCAGAGCGTAGGCTTTTTCTTTGTCGGTCATTGCTTACTCCTTGCTTTTATAGCTGCGGCAGCTTCTGCTTTAGTAACCCAAGCACCATTGCGATCTATTGCTTCAACAACTTGGGCGCACGCATTCCGCTCATGCTCGGCAACAAGGGCGGCAAAACGCTCCATCTGTTGCACAACTCCTTCATGAAGGTTTGTAAAAAAAAATTCTGCAATCTCAGCCTCCTTAGCCATGCGGATAATTTCTTCTCTATCCATCAAAATTCCCCTTCTAAGTTGCGAGGTCTAATTATTTGCTTGAGTTTTGCAACCTGCTCTAGTCCTTTAGTCTTATCTATCGTCATTTCCAAACGCTGATAAAACGGAGGAGGAGCCTGCCTGCACAAAGACCTGAATTGCAAGACATTCGGAGGCTTATCTGCTGGCAAACACTCCATCGCGTAAGACACGGCATGAGGGCTTGTAGAGAATCCAGATAGCTCGTGAGCCCAGTTTTCCATAACCTCTTGCATATTCATGTCTCGGTACTGGTCTAAGAAGGCCTTACCGTAAGTCATGGAAAGTTTCTTGAAGATCGCCTCAATAACCTGTATGTCCATGTCTTAGCCCTCCAGTAGATTGTTAGGCGTGATGTCCTTCTCTCGCCTGTTTCTGCCAAAGATAATGTCTAAAGACTGCTTGTAGTGGTCATCCTTCTTAAGATCGTCTGTAACCCAATCAGCCTTGAACCCTTGCCACCCCCTAGCGCAACATATCTGCAAAGCCTTCTCAAGCGTTAGGTTTGCTGCTCCTGCTTCTCGCCTAATCCCTTTTAGTGCGGTTTCTGTAAGCGGAGACTTCTTAGCCTTCCTGATAGCAAGAAAGTCATCCCATACAGATTCGCTAACGTCATCAGGACGAAGCGAGCTTGCCGAGCGTTGCTTTATATTTGGTTGTTGGTTATTGGTTATTGGTTGTTGGTTATTGGTTGGTTGCACGGTCGTTGAACGCTCGTTGAACGCTCGTTGAACGTCCGTTGAACGCTTGTTCAACGCTCGTTTAGCGGCTGATGCTTTTCCAGCCTTTGAAGCCGACTCAAGTTGCTGGTGATAGTGAGCTATCTCCCTGTCACAACGCTTGTGATGCCAACTTCCTTCCTCTAGCGTGAAGAACATGCTAAGAAGTCCAGATATGGCCTGCTCTTTGTCTCGGCCATTGACCTTCATTGAAAGTTCATGCAGTGAGTTTGGAAGCGGCTTTTCTGTGTCGTAGTAAAGCCAAAGTAACTTCATGTAGATGCCAACTTCTTCGTTGGTTAAGAACGAGGTGTCCTTAATGAAGTCACCGATGTGGTGTTGGTAGTAGTGCATTGTCACCTTTCATCAAAGGTTGTCATCACTGAGGAAGCAATTGGCAGGCAGGTGATGAGTCTGCTTTTCGGGAGCTACCCTAGCCAATGCGGTGAAACAAATAAGAGTCTAAATCAAATTTCAATAACCTTGCAAGTCCAGCCCTCTTTTAGCTTGCCCCACCCATGTACCTCTATCTTCCAGCCTGCTCGCAAGATAGCCGGTAAGTGCTCACTCTCTGCAATCTTCTTCACCCTGGCTGAGACGTTAGCTCTTGAGGTTGTCTGAACTAAAAGTGTCTCCTCGTCCTTGAGACAAAGTATGTCTCCTATCCCAAATAAGTCCTGCCTGATCCTGGCCCACGGGTTCCAGTGCTCGACGATCTGACACAAGTAACCGCGTTCACGAAGCGCAGCTAAAGACCTCTGAGTAGGACTTACCGACGAACGGCGTTTCTTTTTGGTATCAGCGGCAGAGATTGTCGTCACGATGACAGTCTTATGTGATTGATAAGCCTAAGATTACTCCATCGCAACAAGGAGCCAACATGAAAATCATACTCACACAAGAGCAGTTAGAAAAAATCATCAAGGAATATTTTTACGACGACTACAACATCAAGATCAACGAGATTGTATTTGCAGCTAACGTAGAACAGTTCTGCACGATCTACACAAAGGAAGCACCATGAGCGTTGACTACGATGCTTGGCTAGACAGAAAACTTTACGAATACGACAGAGAGAGGGAACAAAATGACCAACAGTTGGAACAACAGGAGTACGAACTTGACCAAGTACAAGCCGACGAGGAGTGACTGGATCTTATGCACAGCATTAGGGATTTGCTACGGAACACTGCTCTACCTGTTCATCAAATGAAGGAGCCAAACATGAAATTCAACGAACTCAGAAAAATCAACGTAACCGAGAAGGTCGAGAAGAAAAACGGCCTTTCTTACCTCTCATGGGCTTGGGCCGTGGATACATTGTTACAACACGATCCTACAGCTACATGGGAGTACAAGCCTCACCAAATGTGGGGCGACACGGTGATGGTGTTTTGTGAGGTAAAAGCATTCGGTGTCTCTCGCACCGCACAACTGCCTGTCATGGATCACCGTAACAAAGCAATCTCTGAGCCAGATGCTTTCCATGTCAATACAGCTATGCAAAGGTGTTTAGCTAAAGCTATCTCGCTCCACGGTATCGGGCTTTATATCTACGCTGGAGAGGATTACCCAAAAAAAGATAAGCCTTCCGTAGACGACCACATAAAAACGATCTTAGAGGCGAAAACAGTTGACGACTTGAAGGCAGCATTCACGAGTGCGTACAAGGTCTTTAAGAACGATCCTGAGGCTATCAAGCAAATAGACGCATTCAAAGAACAACGTAAGAAAGAACTGACGGAGATTAAATGAGTCAGATTCTCTCTATTGCCAAGCAATCAGGGGTTCTCATCTCTCACCGAGATGAGTTCCTGAAGTCGGTGGAAAGGTTTGGCCGGTTGATGCTTAACAAGTCTAAACCGCTAACACCAACACAAACGGCTTACTTAACCGCACTCAATGACTGGATGTCGCTGAACGACCTGGCAAATAAATTCGGTTGCACACCACAGAATGCCTTGAAGATGATCCGCGCTCTGGAGGCTCGCAAGTTGGTTACGAAAGAAAAACTCTACAGGAAAACCTGGGCCTACTACTACAAAAGAAAATGAACCTGAACACATTTGAAGAAGGACTTCTGGACTCGATCCAGACAGAGCGTTGCAAGAAACTGCTTTGGTCTGTCATCCAACTGGCAGTCGACGATGCTTGCAAAGCACCCTATAAAACTAGACCGACAGACGACACGATAACCGCACTTAGGTTCCTATTCGGAGACCTCCACGAGTCAGGGCTCGACAATTATCTGATGTGGCTTGACGTTGACAGCAAAGAATTCAAGAGACGCATGGTCAATGCCATGTTCTCAGAGCGTCACGATAAGTTCACCGACTTTGAGAGACGAGCCTTCCGAGCTAACTACAACTGGTACTTACGAAATGAGATCAATACTGACAAATGAGACTGACCGCAGGAGGGTCATAGAGGCCATAGAAGCCACTGAACTAGGCTACATGGTAACTATCTCCAAACCTCCTCGCACAGCGGCTCAGAATCGTTTTTACTGGTCGATCCTGACAGCTTGCGCGGAACAGTTAATGGGCCAGCAATACACCCAAGACATCTGGCATGAGTGGGCTAAGACGAGGTTTCTTCCGTCTCGTGTTGTTGAACTTCCTGGAGGCCAAGTAAAAGAGATCGAGCCTTCGACTGCTTCGCTTACCGTGTCTGAGTTTTCGGATCTCGTAGAACAACTTCTACAGTACGCAATCGAGAAGGGTTTGGTCTGGACAGATGAAATGAAAGACGCTGAACTCGACTTGAGGAAGATCAATGTACTCAAACAAAAAGTTGCTTGAGGCTTGCAGGCATCTGCCTTGTGGAGCGTGTTTTTGTGAAGATGGAACTGTAGTCGCTGCTCATAGGAACCAAGGCAAAGGCATGGGCATTAAGGTATCTGATGCTTTAGTAGCATCTCTTTGTTTCAAATGCCACGCATACTTGGATCAAGGAAAAGAAATGTCTCGTGAAGAACGTCGAGACTTCTGGAACCAAGCGTACATAAACACAATGCAAGCAATGATCGAACGAGGGATACTAAAGGTGCAACATGGAACAAAGAACTGATGATTGGTTTAAGGCAAGGCTGGGCCACTTAACCGCTAGCAGGGCTTCAGACGCGCTTGCGAAAACTGGTACGGCTACGCGCCGTAACTATCAGATCCAACTCGTTACAGAGCGTCTGACAGGCTTACAGGGCGATTCTTTTACGAATGCAGCTATGCAATGGGGTACAGAACAAGAACCTGTTGCTAGGGCTGCTTATGAAGTCCATACAGGCCATTTCGTCGAGCAGACAGGGTTTCATACTCACAAGTCGATAAAGTGGCTTGGAGCGAGTCCTGATGGCTTTGCGGGCTCAGGGTTGATTGAGATTAAGTGTCCAAACTCAAACACTCACGTTGATTATCTTTTAGCTAAGGAGGTTCCCACAAAATACAAGCCACAAATGCTTACTCAAATGCTCGTCACGGGACGGACTTGGTGCGACTTTGTTTCGTTTGACCCAAGGCTTCCTGAACATCTACAGTTATTTGTCGTTCGTTACGAGCCTAAACCGGAAGAGCTGACCAAGATCGAGGCTGATCTAGTTGCCTTTCTCAACGAAGTTAATCAAATGGAGTTGTCGCTATGCCAAAAGAACTAACAGGATCAATCAGCAAGAACAAGAAGAAAGAGAAGGATGTTCACCCAGACTACCGAGGTTCAGCAATGATTGGCGGGGTTGAATACTGGATCTCAGGATGGGTTAACGAGGGTTCCGACGGAAAGTATCTGGGGCTAAAGTTCCAACAAAAAGACGGTGAAACTAGACC